TGGGAATTTGAGATTAAAGTTACTGGAGTCACTCACACCATCAGAACCCGTACCAGTAACCTTTATATTTATAGAATTGTCACTTTGGGCGGGGTATGAAACAAACAAATTATTCGTGGACAAAGTGGTATATGGATCCGATAAATCATACTCTGTAGTACCCACAAAACTGTTAGAAGTTATCTTGGCGGACACTGGTTGAGGTGAAGGAGATCCTGCATATGTGACTTTAAATTCTGATCCCAAATCAGCCAGAGTCGTACCTGCCGAATTAGTACCAATAAGAGTGCTTTTACTGGTTGTAAAATCGTTACTAGTACCAACTTTAAGTGAACTTATATCAAAAACAAAGTCAGAGTTCTTGAATACATCTTGGACTTTTATATATTCAAACCCCACATCACCGTCATCCTTTAGAACTAAGAATTGTCTACCATAAACATCAGTTCTATCTGACTGAACTATACTACTAAAATGGTTTGAAGGAAAATTATGTTCTAGAGTAGTACCAGTTTCACCCGTAATTGAGTGAATCAGTTTGGCTCCACCGAGACCATCTCCTTCTATATTTACGTTTAAAACTTCGGTGTCACTACCAAAAATTACATTGGGGGGATTGCTTATCAAATCCCCACCAGAAACACCAACATTTATTCCACTTGAAGGTGCAATAATAGAAAGAACAGCATCCCACGCATAACCATTCCACTTCCAGCTTCTTGTACCGGAAACGTAAGTTTGATTTAAATTTGGTGATGGTGGAAATTGTAAAGCCATTATATTCTTTCTACTTATTGAGGATGTGGTTGCACCCAAACCCCACTAAATCGAAGATACATTTTGCCAGTATTAACAAAAAACCAAAGATTACCATCAGATATACTGTTTGTTAAACTTGGATCAGATGCACTCACATAAACCAAAAAGTTAGAGTTATCTTTCAACTGAACAGTTAATACATTTCCCGTTCGAGTTGCTGCAAAATCGTTTTTATTGAAATCAATTTCTTCTACAGATTGTTTATCCACCTGATCGGAAGAAACGATAATTTCTTTTTTAACTACAAGTTTCTCTTGAGTTACACCTCTCTCAAATCTAGAGAATGGAACCTGTTCAGAATCTCCAAAGAGTCCAAGGGTTCCATCCTCGTTTAATCCAATACTAGGAAGTGTAGAATTTTCTTCTGTAATATTTGAAGTTGCCAAATCGCTCAATGTAAGAACAAGGGACTCTACATTATCTGTGAGTCCACCCAGTTCATTTTCTAATTCAGCAATGGTCTTAGCCATTAAATATTCCAGTCACTAAAATTCTTTTCCTTTGAACTAAACTTATCATCAAAATTTGAACCGTCGAACCCCGAACCATTTTTTGTTGTCTCTGTCTGATTACTTTGCGAAAGTGTAACGTCTTCTTCTGTGTCGAATAATTTCATCTTTGATCTATTTATTCCAACTAAAAACTTCCGATTTGCCGCAGCGTCATTATACCGGTTTTTAAGTTGTTTCACCATCACCACTCCCATCTCGTCCAAGTCTTCGGTGGAAACCAACGCAAACATAAAGTCTGCGGTTGCTGGTAGTCCGAAAGACTCCGAAGTGTCCGTCAGATCAACATCCGTACTTGAAAAACCTTGTCGATTTGTTTGGGTGGCGGTAAACAACGGAACATCATATTCTACTGCTAAGCCACGAAGTTCCTCCGCAATGGATTTAATAAGCGTGTATGAATTAACCATACCAGTGTTCTTAAATCTAGCACTGGCACATATATTTAGGTAATCTATAAAGATGATATCTGGAACAAAGGACTTTTTGAGCTTTAATTCTTCAATTAAATGTCGGAAGTGATTGACATTTGCAGTTGCAGTTGGGTATTCCTTGACAATAAGTTTACCCTTGACCGTTGACTTGATCTTCTCGATCTTTTTGTCATACATCATCTTGGGAAGTTGCTTCAGATCATCTAATTGAATATCCATAAGATTCGCATCGATTCTCTCTGCGATTCTTTCTTCAGCCATTTCGCATGTGATGTACAGAACATTCTTTCCTTGTGTCAAGCAGTTTGCTGCATGATGACACATGAAGAGAGACTTACCAACACCAGTTCCAGCAAGACAAACATTAAGTGTCTTACTCGGTGTACCACCGGCAGTGATGGTGTTGAAATACTCTAGATCGAAGGAGGTTCTACTTTCGACTTTGTGGTAGAACTCGTATCGTTCGTCGGAGTCTTCGATGTAGTCGTGTCCGATGTGGGCGTCGAAGCAGACGGAGAGTGCGTCGGATAGGATGCTTGGGATTGCATTCTCTGTCTTTGACTTCGATTTGCCGTCAATGATGTGGATCGATTCCATGATCGCATTGTATACCGCCTTGTCTTTACAGAATTTTTCAGTGGTGTCGTATAACCAAGAGATTTCTTTCTCTTTCTCTGCGTTTGAACATTCCTCTACAATTTCACATACCCGTTTAAAGGCATCCTCACTTAAAGTCTTGTCGTCACTCAGAGCAATAATCAACGATTCTTTTGAAGGCTGACTATTATACTTTTCAATATAAGAAACTACATGGTTTAATACTGTCTTCTCGTTATCATCATGAAAGTAAGATTTTTCCAGAAACGGAAGAACCTTTCTTGTATACTCTTCATTCGTCAACAGTTGAGAGAGTATCAGTCTCTCCACCGTCAAGTTTAACATACTCATTTGTCTGATCCTCACTATACTTGTCGTTAAGAAATTCCATTATAATGTCCCCGACTAACTTCTTCAAGAGTTTAGTTTCTTTTTTGTTGTTGGGGTTTTCTAGAATTTCAAATTCATATTTAAACGTCATCTGGTCTTCGCCTTCGATGGGTTCAAACCCAACGCGACCAATGAGAAAAACGATGCCGTTGAATTTCTTTTCCAAAATTCGAACGGCGAATCGATCTTCTTCATGCGGGATCAGTTGATACTTCGGCTTCTTCGGTGTGTGACCCATACTTGAATTCCTTTCCAACTGCTTCTTCCAGTTGGCTCATGATGTCTTCAGTAAAATACTTTTCTGGATTCTTGTAGACTGACTTCTCAAATGCCTTTGTTCCATCAGGAAACTCCAGTCGAGTAGAAACCTTCTTGATAATTTCATACTTAAGGGCAATGTCAACCAGACCATAGTATGGATGAAGTCCCTCTTCATAATTTAGCATGACATCAATCATTGAGTTTTCCTTCGTTAGTCGAGACTTGAAGTTCTTACAATGAATGATATTTCCGATAACGTCAGTTCCTTCTTTCACCTTCTTCTTCGACAGATAGATGATGGTAGATGCGGCATACTTCAGTCCAGAACCACCACCCATAGTCTTAGTGGGGAACATAGATCCCACGACATCATATGTATGGTTAGTCATGATTAGTGGAATGCCTGCCTTACCCAACTTAAGAGTAAGAACACGGAACGTGGCCTTTACCAACTGAGCTCGAGTCATGTCCCGAGTCTCCTTTCCATCGGCAGTGTCGGTCATTTCCTTACTAGTAGAAAGCATTCCAAGAGAATCTAGAACAACCAGTACAGGCTTCTGATCGGCCTTCTTCTGTTCTAGATGTTGATCTACAATAGTAATAGCCTGATGTCGAAATTCTTCAACGGTACTGACAGGAAAGATAGCGATCCGGCCGGGGTCGATGCCCCGGTCGCGGATCATATCAGATGTAATTGCCTGTTCAGTATCAAAATAAAGAACCACTCCATCAGGACGGTCACGGAGGAAACGATGTACAAGTGAAAGTGCAAAGTATGTTTTACCAGTTGCAGATTCACCTGCAATTGCGGTAATCTTGTTGTCTGGAATACCTCCATACAAAGATCCACTCACAAGAGCGTTGAAACTGTAAGACCCAGTATCAACAAAACCAGTGATATCACTTCCTTCGATCCCGTCGTCTGCAACAACAGCATACTTGTTGCCAGAATTCTTTACAATGTCACTGAGGTAACTCATAGATCAGGGGGCTCCAATTACGCCAGCAACTTCCTGAACTTCCTTGTTGGGTACAACAAGTTGAGGAGCATCACTGTGGACTCGTTCAAACTCAGAAGCGAGTTCCTTATGGGCTCCGATGACCCAAGCAACAACCTTCTCATCAAGAGTAATGGTGTTATCATAGTCTGCGTAAGGCATCCACGGAGCCAGACCGATGTTGTTCTGACCAGTAGGAACGATCAGACAGGGGAGGGTAAGAGTGTGCGTGCCACCCTCACCAGAGTATTCGCAGATGAGTTCTTCACCTGACATAAGACGCACGATGCGTACATTTTCAATGTTAACTTTCTTCTTTTCAGCCATTATGTTCTCCTTTAAATGAACAATGATTCTAAACTTGAGACCTTCTCGGTCTTCCATCCTATCACATTTAGAATAGAAGTCAAGGGGTCAATGAAACTTTTCTGAAACTGTGTGGTGTAATCCACATACTTCTTGTCGATCAGATCCATCGGGTATCTCGAAACGAAAGATATAACTTGATCGCCTTTCGATCCACAAATTGGATTCTGTTCCTTCAACATAACAAACTTGACCTTCTCACCCTCGTTGATCAATTGATACTTACGATCGAGTTTGTTCTTTTTGATGTAGTGATTGTAGAGCAAGGCACCCTTCACTGCAATCGGTGTACTCTTCTTGTAAATACTGGAAGAGTCAATATATTTAGTCAAGTTGCTGACACTCCGAGGAAAGGCAATGTCTTCCACATCAAGATTCATGAACTCATCTTTTCGATCTGCAATGTAATCGACAAGTGTTTCTTCGTTCTCATTCATGATGATGCGAATCGATTCCTTAAGCCAGTCCCGCACAACTTGCGGTGTGGAAGATCGAGTCGTTTCGATACCCATGATCTTTCTCTTCGGTGGATCATATCGAACCCCCTCAGAATCATGCACGTTGAGCATGTATCGTTTCTTTGCAGTCCAGATACCTACGTCTGCAATTACTTCTCGTTCCATTACCATCTTGTTATCATACGCACTCATAAGAGTACAGAGTTCTTCGTACTTCTTGTCGATGAATGGTTGAATTATTTCCCTGCATGATTTATCAAGAAATTCCACCACCTCTCTATCAGATTTACCATCACCAAGAAAATGATCAACAAGCCCGCCAAGCCGGAGATACACAGAGTCAGTGTCCGATGCAACCACATAATCAACATCCTTTGTCTTTAGTGTTTGATTTAAAAATGAATTCAAATGATTGATGATCCAGCGAATACTCAGTTGACCAGACAAGGTAATAGCTTCCGCCATCAACACATCATAATACCGAAACCACTCATTACCAATCGCACCATAAGCAGAGTTCAATTGAATCTTACGAACCTGTTGGAAGTTATGAAATTTTGCAATGTCATAGTCCAACTCCTTGTTGTTAGGATCCTTCTGCTTTTGTTTCTCGCATTCGATCATCTTCTTCTTGTACATCTTGCGTTCTACATACATCTTTTCCATCAAGGCAGGCAAGAATCCCTGATGTTCCTTGGTGTA